CAGCGTTGAACTGCTGCTGAGCGCTCTGGAACGCTGCCTGCGAGCCAGTGGTTTGGATGTCACCCAGTTGACGGCTGAGATTACGCTGGCGCTCGGCTTCCAAAAAGGCTGCGCCGCTGCCACCAAAGGCCCCCTTCATCGCGGCTTGTGCAGCGTTTTGCTGGCCAATCAAACCGGACTGACGTGCGGCGTCGCGCTGTTGCATGGCCACAACGTCCTGCATGTACGGCGACATGTACGCCTGAAGCGAACCGGGCTGTGTAACAGACTGCGTGGCTACACGCTCAGCAGGCCCCATCTGGTACTGCTGAAGCTGCATGGCCTGCACTTGCTGCGGCGTAAACTGCCCTGCCTGATAGCCTGCCGGGGCACGGTATTGGTTGTCAAACTGTCCGGCAGTGTACTGCCCAGCCCTTTGTGCCGAGTCTGCTACCCCTTGCGCAATACCAGAAGCTTGCTGCAACTGCGGGGAAGTCTCCATCTTTCCAGCACGCTCAAACGCCTGCTGTTGCATGGGGTCAAACCCAGCAATACGGTCTTTGCCATACGGTTGATAACCAGTGCCAGAAATCGCTTCGGCTTTGCCCAGCATACGCTCGACATACGGTCTGGCGTACTCGGGGATCGATGTGCTGGTTACTGTCTGCTGCGCTGGTTGCGAGGGTCCAGAGTCTTTACCCATTTCCTGCTCCTTGAAGTGGTAACTCGAAAGTTACCCACCGTTCTTGATATCCGTCGTCTTTAAAAATTTTTGCCCAACCTTTGCGGGCAGTTGCTTCAATTGCTTCGCAACCAACTTGTGCGGCAAAGCGGCGCAGTATTGCCAACATCGGGTCTTTCCACTTGTGCAGATCGACGCCACCACAGTACGGCATCGACAACACTTTCTTCTGCGGGTAATCGGTCACGTTTGTAACCACAGCGCCGATGATCACGTCGCCTTCTATTGCTACCCACAACTGATACCCATCTTCAACAATCCGGTCGTAGATGTTTCCGACCCTGAACCTACCGTGCGTGTACTCAGCTGCACCTTCCAAGAAACCTTCTACCTGCGGCCAGCAAGTATCGATGTACTCAGTCGGTACAGCCGATACCTCAATCATGCGGGCAGTAGCTTCTCTGCTTTACTATCAACAGCAACCTTTCCTTTGCCGACGGATTTGCGTCTTGCTTTTTGCACGCGATCCATCATTGCGTAGAGTTTTCGTGCTCCTGCTTCGGTTGATCCGTTTCCGATTTCTGACACGATTCGTGCAGGGACAACAAATTCACCATCAGCCAAACGAGCAGGGCGATTCCCACCGATAGAAGCAGGAATAGAATCACTGACGCCATCACCGGGACCTCTCAGTAAACGACCGCCATCAGAGTAATCTCCCAAATGCGCTTCGCCACCGACGGCCAGTCGTTGTTCGCCAGTGAACTGATCAACCTTCATATCAGTCGGAGATTTGATCACGTTGTTAGAAAAAGGGTTTTGTAGTCGCGGATCGCTGTAATACGAATTCAACGACTGCACTTGCTGCTGGGGGTACATCGGTGCGTCGCCGATTGCGTTCTGACGCGACATCTCTTCAATAGTGCCGCCGGGTGCCAGAGCTACGATGCCGCCATTTGCTGCGCGGTAAGGGGTGCCGGGGTAGTAAGCCTCGTTGAAGTAGACCGCTTCGCTTGAATCGTTGGGACCTTTTGCATAGGCTTCAGGACGCTGGCTGCGCTCGTATGTATACGGTCTGATCATTCCCGGATTAGACGCAGGCGGCTTGTAGTCAGGCGTCATAGCGCCCATTAAACCCATACCTAGACCGAGTTTGGAATATGGAGCGATGTTGCCCATATGATCCATCAAGCCGCCAAACCCCTTGGTTGATGTAAATGCCTCAGAACCGCCTTTGAATATATTGCCAAGCGTTGCACCACCTGCGCCCCCAGCACCCGCGCCTGCGGCTGCGGCCGTGTTGCCTGCGGCTGCGGCCTGTGCGGCTTGTAGTGACGCTGCATTAGTAGCTGCTGGAATTGCAGATGCGCCTGCGGCACCTGCGGATGTGCCCGCTGCGGCGGCACCCATAGTGTTCAAGCCAGCAGTAAGGCCCGCACCACCATACGCGCCAAGGCCAGCCATCAAGCCTTTTTCCAGACTGCCAGTAGCGATGCCATAACCTGCGCCGGTAAGTGCGGCAGCACCAAGCGGTTGCATGCCGGGAATCATCATCAGACCGGCACCAATAATTGTTGGCATTAACCGATCGAGAAAGCCCGCTTCTGGGAGGCCGGTCTCTGGGTTGATTGTTAGCGAACCACCGTTCGCCATTGCAAGTGCTTGCAGACCGCCGACTTCTCTCGGGGTCATGTGGACAAGCATCTTATCGTCGTTACGCCCAGCGTTCTGAACGTGCTGGGCTAGGGTTTGCAGGCTCATGTGGCCCCCGTAAAGAATTTGTCAAAGTCTACCATCTCAAAGCGCTGAAACAAACTGCATCGTCAAGATTACAGAGGGTGTTGCCGGGGCAGGAGACGCCGCCGCGCTGGCCGGTATAGACACCAATGTGCTGTTGGTCGACCACATCAACTCGTAATAGTCGTTTGTTGCCGTATAGTCAACAAAAAAGTTCCATGCGGCAACCGAATGCCCGTCAATACCGCCATGTTTGTTCACGACCGAAACAAACGTGTTGCTGTTAGCCACGCCGGGGTTTACCCCATTTTTTCTTAACCAAATGTTAACGTCTTGCTCTTGCGTGTCGGTGTTTTTCAGTTGCAGGCTGAACTGCAAGTTGTACAGGCCGAACTCCAAAGCATAAATACGGCTGCTTGGAAAAACGCTTGCTGTGTTTGACCCAACGTAAATGCCATTTTCGGCAAGCCCGCTGGTAGCACTAAGCGTGATCGGGTATGCGGTATTTATCGCGGCGGCAGTCTGCGTCGTCGTAGATATGAAGCTGCCGTAGGGGTTGTTAATGAACCTGCCTCCACGTTCGTCCATGAGCACACTGGTGAAGTTGTCCACCGTCTGGCAGTACAAACGCATGACGTTGGAGAACTGATCTTGATACTGCTGGCTGTACTCAACAGGCGCAAACGGCCATGCCGGTGTTTTGGTGCTGTACAGCTTATTGTCAAAACCCGGCATGGTTATCTCCTGCCATCAGGGCGCACGTTAATACGTGGCGTGCCTAACTGCCACTGAGTGCCCAATGTGTTTGAACTTATTTTGAACGCCATCTGTCGCCCGCGAATACGCGTGTTAACGAGCTGCGTAAACTCCTGCACGTTGTAACTGGTGGTGTTTACGTACGATTGGGTTGTTGTGACACTGGGTGTATCAGACGATCCGTAAGGGGAGCCGGGGTTCTGTCTTGGCCGTACAGTAAAAGTCACGGACGGTTTTAGTGTCGTACCGGTCGTGTTAGACCCGTCAAACGTAACGTCAGGAACAATTTGCCACACGAAGCCGTAGTTATGCCCGTCACCAATATCAAAGTCAGCAGATTGAATGTACGCGCTGATCGGGGACGGCGGGTTAGTAGTACCGTCATCAACCGCTGCCTCGTGGTACACAATAAGGTTATTAAGTGTGGCGGCTTGCGGGTACGGACGAAGACCGCTATCCAACCATGCCGTGCGTCCCATCGTGCCGTAGTACCAAACTTTGTCAAGGTAGTTAAAAATTACATACCGATCGATGATGCTGCTGTTGGCGGAACAATAGAACCACCACACTTCACTGAAACCCTCGTTGGTGCTGGCAAAAAATTGAAACGCTTGCTGGCGGTTAATGTCGGAAAACACGTACTGACGCAGTGCGCAAGGGAGCGTTTCTACACGACCTGAATAGACGTAGAACTTATCCGTGCCCATCCAATATGTAACACCGTTGGCGGTTGCCATAGCGTTGGGGCCAGCAATCGAGATGTTATCTGCCAAATATGTGAAGCTCCAAACAAGCGGCGGTCCCACATACTGCATGGCGTACAGCGCGACATCGGTCCACACCAGAATTTCCTGACGTGTTTGGATGGCACCGACAATCAGTGAACCGTGTGACAGCCGGTTAAATCCTGCCTGCGTAGTACCGTCGGGGTAAAAAACCCAGTCCGTGTACGACTCCTGCGCCGACCAGCGAATAAGCATTGGGTCGAGCACGTTAGGCGTGGGGCTGATCGAGTAATCGTTGCAGCCAAAGGCCAAGACGATACGTGCCACGTCCGACACCAGCATGGTGTTTACCAGACTTGGGCATTCGTTAGCAGTAGACACCTGAACAGCGCGGGTGCCAAAAGCAGGAGTGGTGCCTCCACCGGGCAACCACACATATAAAGCGCCGCCGCGAGGGTTGAAGAGCAAGTTTTCGCCGAAGTTGGCTTGGCTCCAAAGACGAAGCTGCTGACCAATACCGGACGTGTAGCCTGAACCCCAACCACCGCGTGACCAAGGGCCTGCGCCCCAACCAGTACCAACGGTATATATGTCGTTACCAGAGCTGATCTGGTATGCCGCACGCGTTGAGGCACCGCCATTACCTACGTCTGCGGCGGTCGAAAAGACTGCCGCGCCGGGAGTTCCTACATCAGAAACAGCGCGCACATTCACAGAAAAAGTCGTGGCCGATTCCGCAGTAATTTGGTACTCCTGATTAAGAACGGCTGCGGTAATGTTGCCTCCAAGCGATGTGGCCAGCGAGAAAGTAACAAAATCGTTGGTGTCAAATCCTGAGCCAGTGGCGTTAGTAACTATGATGCTGGAAAAAGCAACTGGGTCTCCGGCCAAAGCAGAGGCCGCCGTAGTACCGTTTGCCCCTCTAGTGCAACCAGAAAGTGTTGTACCGCTCCTGACGGTGTAGCTTATCTCTTCGGACCCAATCTTAATGAGGCCGCCATTTAAAGGTACGTTAGTGGCACTGTTTATTACGATAGATGTCTGCGTGGCGTTAATGTTGTTCGTTAGTGTTGTGTATGCAGCAGCGAACGTAACTGTGCCGCCAGCAACAGTGCCCGGACCAGTTGTGATTCGAATAGGCGTTACGTCGTAATACGCGCCACCAATATCATTGATGTAGAACTTCAGGTTGGTGCCAACGCCCAACAGGTTGTAGTTTCGCAGCGTGATCCAGTTCCACAATGAGCGGCATACGCCAAGGAACCTGAAAAACGAAACCGCAGCCCATCCGCCAATTTTTTCGGGGTAGCCAGAACGAAAGCGCACTTTGTCGCACTCAAACCAACCGCCTTCGTTGGCAAGCGTAGTGCCCTCGCGGTTTACGCCGGGGCGAAATTGAAGTTTCTGTAATGGCATGCAGCACCTTTACTGTGGTGTAGTCGGCCATACAACGGCCGAAGGAAATCCCGACTGTTGCGGCACATCGCGAAGCGCTTGTCGATAAACGACCCACTTTTCTCTTGTAGCTTGAGGTACGTCTGGCTGCTGAGTCCAGTCAGTGCTTGCAAGAAGTTCATTTCTCTCGCCGCGAACAATGTCTGCAAGGACAGCCAACGATGGTGGCTCATAATCCTCAATGGCACCGAACTCACCGTCAACCGCACGCTGAAACAACTCACGACCGTGCGCCTCTACGTCATAAGAAGCGGCGGTAAAAGGGTGCCCGTCAACAACCATGTTGATCGCGGTCTTCTGTGCGTTAGCCCATTTCATGATATGCGCAGGAATAAAGTCCATCGAGCACGGGCACCGCCCGCGCCGACATTAACACGCCCCATTGCTCTCCACGTACCGGAAAGAGCGTTGGGGCCCCTTGTGCCGTCTTGTGCCACTTGCCCGTCTGCACCGGCGGCAGTAGACGAAACGCCACCTGCTGGATAGATGTCTCCGCCAGCATACGTGCTGTCTTCGGTGACGCCTGTGTTGTTGATGTAGCCGAAGACGTACGAACCCACGGCACCAAAACCAACACTTGCTGTGGCATTCGCCACATCTGTAGCAGTGAGCGTTACAGCGCCGGTTCTTGAATTAAAACTGGTGACACCTGAGTTAGTGATTGTCGGATTGCCCGATACACCGTCGCCGTTAGACACAGAAATGCCTGTCCCAGCCGCTATTGATCTTGCCGTCAGTGTATTGGCTGCGGTTCGAACTGCGATACCGTTGCTGGCTGTGTCTGCCACAGTACCAAGACTTGAACGCGCTGCGGCTGCTGTGGTACCAGCTGTACCGCCGTTAGCAATCGGTAAAGCGGTGCCGGAATAAGAAACTGCAAGCGTTCCGCTGGTTGTGACAGGCGAACCGCTGACGGACAGAAACGCTGGAACCGTCATACCAACAGAAGTAACCGTACCACCACTTGTTGCTATCGAAGCCCAAGTACCATCTCCGCGCCAATAAGTAGTTGCGCTGGCACCTGTACCGTTATTCAGGTTGGTTACTGGTAAATTGCCTGAAACATGCGTGGCGAGCCCAATCTTCCCCCAACTCGGCGCAACACCCACCCCGCCAGAGATAAGCGCGTTACCTGTCGCAACATCTGCGAGCGACGCCCAAGTATTTGTGCCTGACGCGTAAAGCAAGTCTCCGGTTGTCGCTGTGGACAGTCCTGTGCCGCCGTTTGTTGGCGCTAAGGTTCCTGAAACGTGCGTTGTCAGACCAACTTTGCCGTAGCCCGGAGGCGTAGCCACACCGCCTGAGAGAAGCACGTTGCCGGTGGCAACATCAGGCAATCGAGCAACAGTCGTTCCAGACGAGGCAACCAGAATGTCGCCAGTGGTGTACGAAGAAAGACCCGTACCACCAGAAGTCGCAGCCAACGGATTGGTTAGCGATAATGTTCCAACAGTCAGGAGCGGAAAATACGTAGACGAAGGAAGCACATCTGTGCCATTACACCAGACTTGCACAATGCTGGTTGCCGGTATTGTGTAGGTCACACCGCCAGTAGGTGTCAAACCATTTGGTGTGGTAGCGGCGGCAATCGTGGCACTAAAACTGGTTGAGTTGTAAAACGTATATGTTTTATCCGCAGGCGGTATGTATAGTGTGCAAGGCGTCGACAGTGTGGTGGTAATCATCAAACACTGGTTGCGTGCCTCATCCGCAATACCGTCAAGCGCGACCAACGCTTGACTAGCTGCGGTTATCGTGATGGATTGGTACCCGGCAATCGCTTGCTCAATTAACGTACCGAGGTTGTTGTTTGTGGTGTCGCCCCAATAGCCAACCTGATCGCCATTAGCAATTAGTTCGATTCGTAAATTTGGCGAATATGTAGACATGTATGCCCCGTTAATTATCTCATGACAGCTACGCAAACAGTTACAGGGTTTGCCAATGAGCCGCTGTCAGTCTTTACGTTAAAAGAAACGGAGCTCGACGTCAGACTAGTAAGCGTGAACCATCCGACAGCAGACCCACCAACACCACTAATAGTTATAAGTGCCGCGTAATTAGAGTCAACGAGAGCGTTAGAAAAATTCACGGTGAACGTGCCGGTAGTGGTTCTAGTGACGCTCGCCACATTCAAACTACCGCGTATGTTCATAGACGCTGGATTAGTGCCCGCAGTGGTGCCGTCAAAGTTAACCCATACCTGCACAGGACTAGATACTGTCACCGCACCTGTACTGCCGTTTACAGACGTAACGCCCGTGTTTGTGATGGTTGGGTTGCCTGAAACGCCGTTACCGTTTGATACGCTGATGCCTGTGCCAGCCGTAATCGTTCTGGCGGCGGTTGTATTTGCGGCAGTGCGCGCAAGAATGCCGTTTGCGCCGGGATCACTCACGGTGCCTAAGCTTGCACGAGCAGTAGCTGCGTCTGTACCATTAGTTCCGCCGTTCGCCAGCGGGAGGGTGCCCGACACGTGTGTGGTTAAACCGACTTTGCCGTAACTAGGGGCAACACCAACACCGCCAGAAATAAGCACGTTAC